TTAAGTCAACTGAGCAGCAGCAATTTTCTTAGTATCTACTTTATCAGCAGCATTTGTATATTCGCCCATTTGGTCGAAATTCAAATATTTGTAGATGTCAGCAGACATACTGTCAATTTGAGCTGCATATTGTTGGTATTCTTCTGGAGTTGGTAATTTACCAAGTACAGCAGCAACAGATGCAAGCTCAGCAGACGCTAAGTAAACGTTAGAACCTTGGCCTAAACGGTTAGGGAAGTTACGTGTAGAAGTCGAAACAACAGTTGTGTTCGGCGCAACACGTGCTTGGTTACCCATACATAATGAACAACCTGGCATTTCAGTACGCGCACCAGCACGGCCATAAGTGTTATAGAAGCCTTCTTCCATTAACTGATGTTCGTCCATACGTGTTGGTGGAGCCAACCATAAACGAGTTGTTAATGAACCGCTTGGTACTTTTTCAAGTAACTGACCAGCAGCACGGAAGTGACCAATGTTAGTCATACAAGAACCGATGAATACTTCATCAATTTTGTCGCCTTGAACGTCAGAAAGAAGTTTTGCATCATCTGGATCGTTCGGGCAGCAAAGGATAGGTTCTTTGATTTCTGACAAGTCAATTTCATACACTTTAGTGTATTCAGCATCAGCATCAGCTTTAAGTAAGCTTGGGTTTGCTAACCATTTTTCCATGTTTTCAACACGGCGAGCCATCGTACGTGCATCACCATAGCCTTGTGAAATCATCCACTTAAGCATTGTGATGTTAGAACGTAAGTACTCAGCAACTTTCTCTTCTGAAAGTGTGATTGCACAACCAGCAGCTGAACGTTCAGCAGAAGCATCAGAAAGTTCGAATGCTTGCTCAACTGTTAAGTCAGTTTCCATTTCTGTTAAGTCGATTTCTAAGATACGACCAGAGAAGATGTTTTTCTTACCTTTTTTCTCAACAGTAAGATCGCCTTCTTTGATTGCATAGTAAGGAATCGCATGTACAAGGTCACGTAAAGTGATACCAGGCTGCATTTTACCTTTAAACTTAACAAGAACTGATTCAGGCATATCAAGTGGCATTACACCAGTTGCAGCAGCGAAAGCTACAAGACCAGAACCTGCTGGGAATGAAATACCAATTGGGAAACGAGTATGCGAGTCACCACCAGTACCTACTGTATCTGGAAGAAGCATACGGTTTAACCAAGAGTGGATAATACCGTCACCTGGACGTAAAGATACACCACCACGGTTCATGATGAAGTCTGGAAGTGTATGTTGCATTTGTACGTCAACTGGCTTTGGATAAGCAGCAGTGTGACAGAAAGACTGCATTACTAAGTCAGCAGAGAAGCCCAAGCAAGCTAAGTCTTTTAACTCATCACGAGTCATAGGACCAGTTGTATCTTGAGAACCAACTGTAGTCATTTTAGGCTCACAGTAAGTACCTGGACGGATACCTTGACCTTCTGGAAGACCACATGCGCGACCAACCATCTTCTGAGCTAAAGTGAAACCTTTGCCAGTGTCAGCTGGTTGTACTGGAGTACGGAACAATGTAGATGGAGCTAAACCTAAAGCTTCACGTGCTTTAGCAGTTAAGCCACGACCAATGATCAAGTTAATACGACCACCAGCACGTACTTCATCTAAAAGTACTGGAGTTTTAAGTTCAGACTCAGCGATTTGTTCGCCATTTTTGAACGCAGTTACTTTTGCAGCAGCATGATCGATTTTAAGAGTAACTTCGTCACCCATGTTCATGTTAGAAACATCGATCTCTACTGGTAATGCACCAGCATCTTCCATTGTGTTAAAGAAGATCGGAGCGATTTTACCGCCTAAGCACACACCACCGTCTTTTTTGTTTGGAATGTGAGCGATTTCATCGCCAAAGAACCAGAGAACAGAGTTTGTTGCAGATTTACGAGATGAACCTGTACCAACAACGTCACCAACATAAGCAACTTGGTTGCCTTTAGCAATGAGTTCTTTAATTTGGCTTAATGGACCAACTTCACCTGGTTTTTCAGGATTGATACCATCACGCTCATTTTTCAACATTGCATTTGCATGCAATGGGATGTCTGGACGGCTCCATGCGTCTTGAGCTGGAGACAAGTCATCAGTGTTTGTTTCACCTGTTACTTTGAACACAGTGATTTTGATTTCTTCTGGTACATCTTTACGACTAGTGAACCATTCAGCATCAGCCCAAGATTGTAAAACAGCTTTTGCATTTGCATTGCCAGCTTTAGCTTTATCAGCTACGTCATGGAACGCATCAAATACAAGTAATGTTTTTTTCAAAGCTTCAGCAGCCAAGCTACCTAATTCAGCATCATCCAGAAGCTCAACTAAAGGCGCTACGTTATAACCACCAAGCATCGTACCTAGTAAATAAACTGCACGTTCTTTAGAAACTAGCGGAGATGTCGCTTCGCCTTTTGCAATCGCTGCCAAGAAAGCTGCTTTTACGTAAGCTGCTTGGTCAACACCTGCAGGAACACGGTTTTCAAGCAAATCAACCAAGAATGCTTCTTCACCTGCCGGTGGGTTTTTTAATAACTCAACAAGTTGAGCAGTTTGAGCATCATCAAGTGGCTTCGGTGGGACTCCGAGTGCGGCACGTTCAGCAACGTGTTGGCGGTAAGCTTCTAGCACGGTGTTCATTCCTCTTTTTTTAAAAAATTACTTGTAAATTCCAGCTTTCACAAAGCTTCACAAGTAATATGGACTACAAAATTTTACTAGAGTTCAAGCCAAAAGTTAATGAGCGCGGGGTGTTTCTCCGTGATGCCCATTATTTTGTAACTAAATACCCGTGTATAAATAATGATCTTAATGATGGATTTATCATGCGGTATTTTAAGTTAAAAGAACACTCCACCTTAGTGGAGTGTTTGATGATGTCTTATACACTTAGAATTTTTTGTAGTTTGGCATTTTGTCATGTGGGGTAACCAAACACTCATCTGTCATTTGTTTTCTAATCTTTTCTTGTAAGGCTTCTGGATTCGTTTTTAATTCGTCTTGTGGAATGGCGTAAACTTTTTCAATAATATTAAAGATGAATTTTTTCGTAATTTCGTCTTCAATTTTATTAGCATGCTCAATAGCTTGAGACTTCTCAATTGCTTGCTGACGATCAAACAGAATACTTCTTGCTGCATTCCCCACACTTGTACAATAGCCATGCCATTGCTCTTCAGGTGTTAAAGGCTTTTTTTCTGTACAGCCGACTAATAACATGCCCATTAAAACAAATAAAACTTTTTTCATCATTACTCTACACAGACTATGCTGCCCACATCATACTGAATCTGACAGACTTTGCAAAAATTCTACTTATATGTCTTTATTTTTGCCCAACCTTCAATAAAAAACCGAGATGTTTTCATCTCGGTTTTTAGTGTTCTTAAAGCGTTTAGAATCGCCAGTTCTGTATGATTAATCTATATACATCTATAGCCAGACCCACTCTAGTATAAACACCAATAAAATAAACATTCTTGTGTTTTGGATAACTATATATAGATGTATTAGTCTTTATTGAACTATAGCTCAACAGTCTACAAATGAGTCTACAAATCTAAAAAATTATTTTCTCACATCAAAAGTCTAATTTCCGACCAAATGCACTAATGTCCGCGACAAGTTACGACTAGTGCTTATTTATCCACAACTTTTTAAATTTGAATTTAAGCTCATCTCTAGAATATCATCTTGAATATGTTACAAATTCAAGCTAGGGGAAACATATGAGCGAAATTGCACCATCCATTATCCAGATAAAGCCATACCTTCAAAAAGGTTTTGTTTTATCTGAGGTTATGTCTATCAAGCTAGTTGTACCATCAACTCACATGCTTGTCCCTTACGCACTTGAAAAGATTTCCGCTGGTTTCCCCTCTCCAGCACAAGATTATGTCGATAAAGCACTCGATATGAATGAGCACTTAATCAAAAATGCAACTTCAACGTTTATTGTCAAAGTTGCATCACTATCAATGCTCAATGCGGGTATAGATATTGATGATGAATTGATTGTGGATCGTAGTCTTGATGCAAAGCACGGCGATATCGTTATTGCACTAATTGACAATGAATTCACAGTTAAACGTTTAATGATCGATGAAAAAGGAAAATGGTTAAAAGCAGAAAATCCGGATTATAAAAATATTTATTTAGCGGACGGCCAAGAACTGATTATCTGGGGCGTTGTCACTCATATCATTAAAATGACCCGGCATTAAGTCATGAAACATGAGAACAAAGTATTTTTTCTCATCGATGTAAATAACATGTACGTTTCATGTGAGAGAGTCTTTGACCCATCTTTGAATGATAAACCCGTTATTGTGCTCAGCAATAACGATGGATGTGCCGTTGCTCGTAGTAATGAATCAAAAGCTTTAGGCATTAAAATGGGTGTGCCTCTTTTTCAAATTAAAGACATTGTTCAACAACATAATGTACTCGTACTTTCAAGCAACTACGCAATGTATGCAGAAATGTCACGGCGCTTTCATACGATCCTTGCTTCGTATGTTACAGATGAAGAAGTTGAACCTTATTCAATTGATGAATGTTTTGTTGATTTCACCGCTTATGAGAAGAACTTTGATTTAGAAAAAGTCGGGCAACAAATGCGGGGTCAAATATGGAAATGGCTGGGTTTACCTGTCTGTGTAGGTATTGGCAGAAGTAAAACAGAAGCAAAAATTGCAAATCATATTGCAAAGAAAAATCCCGGCTTTAACAGCGTTTGTGATTTAGTGAATATGGATCCGTGCAATAAAGAATACTACTTTGCTCAAATAGATGTGAGTGAAGTCTGGGGCGTTGGTCGTAAGCATTCAAAAAAGCTTCAATCAATGGGAATTAATACGGTACTTGATCTAGCTTGTGCTGAACCTCGAGAGATGCAAAAGAAATTTTCTATCGTCATGGCTCGTACTATCTATGAATTGCAGGGTATCTCATGCATTGAGATTGAGCACACCCCACCCTCAAAAAAGCAAATAGTTGCAAGCCGGTCTTTCGGTGGTCGTGTAACTGAACTAACGGATCTAAAAGAAGCTATCTCTATGTATGCTCAAGATGCGTGTAAACGATTACGTGATGAAGGGCTTTTATGTGGATGCATGATTGCCTTTGTGCAGTCCAATCCATTTGACCCAAATGTGCCGTTCTACAACAAATCAATCACAGGTTCGTTTTCTGAACCCACAGATTGCGCGATAGATTTTGTCAAAGCAGCTACGAGGATGTTAAACGATATCTACAAAGAAGGAATTAAATATAAGAAGTGCGGCGTAGTACTGACATGTTTAGAGCCGAAGTCTGGCCATACTTATGACCTATTAACTGACTTTGAACATATAGAGAAAAAGGAATGTTTAATGCAGGCTATGGATGGTATCCATAGTAAGTTTGGAAAGAAAAAGATTGGCGTTGGTCCTTGTTATATACCTGGCCGAACTTGGTCGATGTCGAGAGATAAACTCACTAAAAACCCATTTATGTGGGATGAACTTCCATTGATAACAAAATGAGAAAAGATTTGCTCAAAAATATTATTTATGGGGATAACCTTTAAACATTTAATTGGTTATTATAAATAATTAACATCTTTTAATATTAATTTATGAAATCAGAATACAAACAATTCATAATAAATTTTATTGGATCGATAGTAGCAATTTGTACTATCGTATTCTTTTTTTTCCTATTATTGTATTCACACAATAATGTAACTGAAACACTTAAAGAATCCTTTACAATCACAATAAGTATTTTTTCCGCATTAGCAACAATGGGTGCCGCAATAATCGCACTCAAGCTATATACAGATTGGCGTGATCCAATTAAGCTTCAAAATAAGTTTGAATTTCATAAGTTTTCAAAAGAACTATTTAATGATTTTTGGGTAAAAGCAAGTGAATATATTAATTCCGATCTAGATACTAGACTAAAAATCACTAGTATAAATCTTGAGAAAAATCAAAGAGCAGCAATTGAGTTTAATAGAAGTTTTTATACACTAAAATCTATCCTTAATGAATTTGATCTTTATTTCAATAGTAATAGAGCCATTCCTCTCAAGCAAATGAATGAAATATTAGACTCATTCTTTTTAGAGATGAAGAAAATTTTACCTTTAGAGATTAAAGAAAAAGATGATAATTGTATAAACTCCATATATATGCAGCAGTATCACAGACTAATGAATTCGTTAGAAAATTGCCAAAAATTTTATACTGAACAGTTTTTGATTCAAATATTGGCTGAACTTAAAGATGAAACAAGGTAAAACCCTCCTTAGAGGGCTTTTACACAAATGCCTACATTTACATTGTTATTGATCGTATGAGCTGAGCATCCTGTTAATAGAATGCTCAGCAAAATTAGGGCCTTCAAATAACAACCCTATTAGCAATCCAACCGTAAAAAAATTGTTCTTGGCTTTTATTTCGCTCACAAATCTCGATATAGCGTTGTCCTTGCATAATATTGAGAACTCGCACCAGTACTTTCTCGCCTTCTTTCCCGCGTTTGGTCAAATAGGTTTTTAGAGCTCTAAGAGTTTCAGATCCATAAACACCATCAACCTCTAAATCTGTATATCCAGCTTTACCTTGGTTGTTTAGTAAGTTCAAAGCTCGTTGTAAAAGAGGTTTTGCAAAACCGATACCGCAATTCACCCCAGTGTCTAGAAGCTCTTCAGCAACTGCAGAAGAAACAACATATACTTGGTCAAATCGCGGAGCTATCCAGTACTGTTTCCGATAAATTGCTTTGGCCACATCCAGAGGTAAATCTCGCATATTACCTTTGAATCCATTTGCTCGAGCAACTGCTTCAGTAATTCCATACTTAGTTGCACCGCCCCGATCTGCTGGGTTATTTACGTACCCGCCCTCACGCTTAATCAATTCATCAAGATATTGTTCAATGTTCATTTCGATTTCCTTCAGATAAAAAAACCGCCCGAAGGCGGCATTAGCTGTTTTCAATGTCTTTTCTGGCTTTCTTAAACTCTTTAATCACTTCAACGATCGTTTTACCTTCCTGTTTATCTATAAAATTAAAGATCCAACGGACTAAAGCCCAACCGGGTAATCCACAAACAAAGAAGAATCCACCAAGTGCGATCATCCCCCATACATCAGTAACCCATTCATGAAGTCCCCACTTCACAATAATGAATGAACCGCCAGCAAGACTTGATACAACAGTACAGATCAAGCCTACAGCCCACTCTTGAGGTGAGCGCGGCATACGTGTCATTAATACAACTGCTGCTACTAAAGCGACCGCTAAAGTCACCATAATTGCTGCACCATAAAATTTTAAAATTGCTGTTAAACCGCTTGTGGAAACTGGTTCCATAAATCTCTCCAGATATTTTTAGACAATAAAAAAGCACCCCAATTGGGTGCTCAAAGTTCTTTTAAAGTTTAAAGGGTTTGTAAGATTTTCCCTCCGTTAATCAATTGAGTTGTTAGCGGTGCCACCCCAACAATTGCAGGTCCACCCGGCCCCGGCTGACCTTCAGTTGTGCCATGGTATTGCCAGTTCCACGTTCCATCATTGGTGGATTTGGTGCCACGTTCGCCCCAATTTCCACCATCTCCAGAAAGTGGTGAGCCATAGCGTTCATTTTGGGTTCGGTAACCTTTACCGGGCACTGCAGCTTCAGCATCGGTTACTTTGACAACCATAAAGTCACCATTTAAGTACCAACGCCAATCTTGTGAGTCGCTAGTAATAGGCTGTCCTGTCATTACCCGACCAAAAGGTGCACCAGCTCCTCCCGGAATACCCTGAACCCCATATGACAATCCAGTGTAAATACCACTTGGTGTTGCTCCACCACCTGAACCGCCTCGAGCTAACGTCCCTCCATCGATAATCAGGTTTAGTTTGCTGTGCCGGTTCAATAAACCGGGTGCTCCCTGAAAACCATCACGGCGGGTTTTGGTAAAATTGAAGTCAGAATCTTTTTCCCAATCTCCGTAAGCTAGATGTGGCAATCCGCCATCTCCACCACGTCCAACAACAGCACCTTTAATCGTTAGATTCACCACCAGATCAGGTGGGAACTCCCCTGTATCTATCGCTGGTAATTCAGTTGCAGCAGGAACGATATACTCTCGTTTTGCAGGACTAGACTTATAGTCGAATTTATAGACAAATCTGGTTTCCGGTCGATAAGAACTTGAGCTTGAAACCAGCGCACCAGCTTCAACTACAAAGCTAATTTCTCCAGTCGTTGGTAAATCACCTCTTTGCATTTGATATAAACGTGCGAGATTAATATCAAGCTGGTCATATCGAATGTAGATCGGTGAATCATCAACCGGTACATCAATAAAGTCTTTATCGTTGAGGTAATAGCGCTCATCGTAATTAATTGCAGTAATGGTATTAGAGAACTGGTCAGCCGGTTCTCTTTTCGCTACCAGATAAGGCAATGAGCCTTTGGTATCGTCATTAACCACCGTGTAGATAGTATTTACAAAATCATCAGGACTAAGCTTTAAGGCCCCGTTCGGTAAACGGCCTAAAACTACTTTGTTCTTGGCTGAACCCGGCGTAACGGGAATCAGGTCCACGGTACCATCCCCCATTTGCAAATAAATCACATAGCTCTTGCCTGCAATGAAATCGACATCATGGCTTAGGGTGAGAATTAAACCTTCTTGCTGTACCACCTCGCCGCTTTGATGAATACCATTGCGATAATCCGCTACAGCAATCCGGTCACGTAAAACCAGTAATTCTGATTCTGGTGCCGCATCAAAGGTAATGGATTTGCGCTGGAAGCGAAGCTTGTTCCAAAGCCGGTACGCATTAAAATGAGCTTGCCACTTGTTACGCACACCTACAGATTTCACCTCTTTGGGGTTCTTGGCCCCTTTATCCGGTAGATAGATATTGATACGACTATCGTCGGCCGGATCCGTGTATTCATAGATCAGTCCATCGTAGTCATCCATCACGCCAAAGGTAAGGTCATGCTTGTAACTATCCGGAATGATATTCCTGAAGTTAAACAGCATTACCGAGTTATCAGTTGGACGTTCAAAATAAAGCTTGAGCTTATTGTTTTGCCGATATGCGGTACAAAATACGGCATCACAAAGATTGGTAACCAGCTCTTCAAAAGACAGGTTTGTATCATCAATAGTGGTACAGAACTCAGCCGCAAGTGGCGTACCAAAATAATCAACTACATCGTTATAAGTCCGATAGATGTTTTCCAGATCAATCTCATCAATCGTACGGCGGCCAATCTTGTCATCCAGTGCCATTGAAACCAGTGCATCCGCAAAGCTTGATGTTGGAAATAGCTCTGTCGTCATTGCCCCGTTTTTATAAGTCGGCAACATCCGCTGAAGATCAAAATTGATCTTGCGTGACTTAACAGATAAAGCTCCAGTCGTTGCATAAGTACGTGCACGGAAAACCGTTTCATGTTCATACACTGTGCTTTGCAATGGATAAGCACCATACAACGCTTGCCACTTCACCTCATCAACAACAGTTGTGACTGCTGGAGTCGGAGTTAAACGGCGTGCGCGGACACTACAGCGACCTTGAAATGTCACCATATCCAGCGTTGCGCCAACTGTCTGACGTGACTTTGCTGAACCCTTTAGAATAATCTGCTTCAGCATCGGATTACCAATCGCTGCACCAGATTCATTTACCGGTGTTACTTCAACTTCAATCGTGACATTTACAGCTCCCTGATTTCCACCTGAAGAAACGGTATAAAGTCCATTGGTGGCCACAAAATTACACAGCACCCGGCTACGTTCAATATTGTCGAGAATGAATGGACCAATCCACTTCTCGCCAATAGATGAAAGCTTTGGAGATAAAGCGCCAGTTTGCTGATTTGATAATTCCTTTAGCTTTAGCCAGTTGGGGTTTACCGCAGCCGGGTTAGACAATGCCATACGGTCATCAGCTACCGATAGAACGCTATATGTACCGTTTAAATCATAAGTCTGGCCGTTAAAAGTAAACGAAGCATTTGTGATTTCTACCCTGTCATTACTAACAAACTTAGTTGTTAAATCAGTATTGTTTGCAGATGCACGCAGGATCTCATTTGGATAGGCAAAAAGAAGATAGTTGGTACCTTCCAAACTTTGAGTATCTGCCGGACGCAAGATCTGGCCATTCACCGAGTTTTGATGCTGAACTGTTAGTGGCGGTGTAGTAATTTCGGTACCAAGCGAGAAATATGGCTCACCTGAAACAATATCTACACCTGGTCGAAAGACTTCTACCGATGCGCCGGCAATATCGACAATGTTGGTTTCACCGTCATAAGCACCATTAATTTTATAGTGGCCACGACCAATACAACCGACAACATGTTCTACTTCAACATTGTTCTCATAAACCTTGTAAGGCACAGCTATCAAATCAGGTGTATTCCAACCAGCACCATAGTTATCTGTAATACGGCCATTAACCCGAATCTTGTTTTCACGGTTTGAAAGTTCGTTGTTTGCCGAAGAAGACTGGTTGTTATTCTGGTTAGTCTGTGCAATTGATGGAGTAGGCATCAATAAAGCTACAGCTACACTTAAAACAATAGATACAATGGCCGCAACAAGTGCAGGAATGCCTTTAGGATTCTCAATTACGATAAAAGTACCCGGTAAAAAATCAAGCTGCTTTAACTCATATGCATTCTTCGGTGTGACTTCATTTGCAAATGAAATTTCTGCATGATCCATATTACTCGTAGTGTGAAAAATACGGACATGTTCAGGCATATATTCATATTTTGAAGTAAGCCACTGCCCAATCGTTTCGGCATGTTCAACAGTCTTGTTTTCAGATAAAGGATCCTGTTTATAAATAATCTTAATCATAGTAACTGACCCGACTAAACCCCATCGCTTTAATGACGTCTTCCGCTAAATAAGTAACACCGCCTTCCATCAAATGCAGAACACGGCCCAAACGAAAAAGCCCCACATGCGGGGGCTTATTTCTTTGTCTAGGATGGAAGGCGACTATGCAGCCTTCCTTGGGCATGGGCAGAGGATTTAAAAGTTTTAAACGTGATGGCAGGAAAGTAATTTTGCCCTTAGGCTGCATAAAGAGTTCAAGTGCTTCAGCTCGATCAATTCCATATAGATCCAATGCAGCTTCATGAGCAAAGTGAACACAGTTGTATTGTGCTTCATCGTATTGCTTATCAAGCAGATGATCATGACTTTTCATATAGCCCCCTTCAATCCACTAAAGCGATCCAGTGCAAAGATATCTCCAGTTTTAGTGGTATTTAATCGCGGTGATTCAGCCTTGAACGTCACAGCTTTGTGATTCATTGAGACACCAGCAAGTTGCAACCCAAGCAGGTAATGAATCGGTGAATTTAGGTTATCTGAACTGTAAATCCGGTAGTTCACAGTAGGCTTTACATCAGTAAACTGCCCTTCCATTACACGCTCAAACTCATCAGGCAAAATATCACCAAGTCCAGAAATTGAAACGGTCAAAGTCTGGTCCAGATCACCGAGCATTCCGGATCTTTGAATTGTCATAGGAAGGTATTCATAAAATACCTGCCCCGCGCCTTCTTTGTGCTGAACATACACCCCGCGATCATCATTACGGACTACCCGGTAAGTATTCATAAAAGAAGGATGTGATAGCTCAATACACTCCAGTTGATAGACATCAACTTTCCGATTGAAAAAGAATTTGGCATATTCGTTATCCATTAGACCTCCCAATCTTTAATTAATGCTATATCTGCAGCAAGGTTAGGCTGGTTTTGAACAACTTCGAGCTGCGCATTTACCCGGTAAAGGTTGCCATTAACTTCATTGGTCTTGAACGAGTTCGGAATGAAGTTACACAGATATTGCTGACGTGTTCCTTGGTCAATGACCAGATCCGCATAAAACGATGCTGGTTTGCTTTGGTATACTCGCCAGAAAGCCATCATTTTATTGAAATCTGTTTTACTTAAATTCCAGTTCACATCGACAATATGGCTATTACGTTTTACATCGATGTAATAGCGTCCACGCCCTCCATCCATCTGCTGACGCTTTACATCATCACCCGGTGTTACGCCATAGCCATTTGTTTGAGGATTTAGCTTTAACTTGTACATAACTTTCCTTCAGGTAATAAAAAGCCCACTTGAACAGTGGGCTTTTAAAAATTGGAATATTTGGGATTCAAATTTAGAATTTACATTAAACGGCAAGCGGATAAAATCATAATAAGTAGGCAAACCCCTATTATTCCAAAATATATTTTTAGATACATTTTGTTTTTCCACTTTGCTTCCCCTAATCCTTTAACTTCATTAAGCCAAGTCATAAGTAAAACTAATAATGTTGATATAGTTAAAACCAAAGCGCTCATCAGGAACATAATGGTAGTTAATCTTGGTCTATGCTCAGAAGCTAGAAGATTATTAATAGCACTAACCAAATTTACTCCACCAAATAATGCAAATATAATAGTGGCAAAAATACCTAAGATAGTAATATAGTTTACAACAGAGTTTTTTATTTCACTTTCGGTATTAATCGCCAAAACAGAGGCATCATTAGCAACTTTAGACGCCAAATTTGCTGCATCTCTTGCATCTTTAGTTACTTCATTAATAAAGTTTTTTTGACGAACAGCTAATAGAATATGTCTTGTAAATTTCCGATAAGAAATTAGTATTTTTGAATCATGTTTAGTTTCAATATAGGAGTAAACTGTATTAACAAAAACATCTAAAGAATCAAAAAGAATTGGCTGTTTATGATTATAAATTTCATCAGCTATTTTGTCATAAGGTAAATTAAAGTTTATTGTTCCATCTTTATTTTCTTTAATTAATGTATCTTTATGCTTATCTATTAATTGGCAAATAATATTAGATGCATCTTCCACCACATTGATATATTGGGTATGGTTAAGGAAGATGCCAATTAATACTTTAATACCATCAACTGAAACAGTTTTAGGATTACTCATACAAAATTACTATTAAAAGTTAAAATTAAAATGGAAGGTCACTGTTATTTTTTAAAAAGAATCTTTTAATCTCATCATCAGTATATTGCAGTCCTCTTTCTCCATTCATAATTTGTGTTTGATAGTTTTTCCACATTGGTTCTTTATGTGTTTCTTCAACCATTTTAAAAGCAGGAAGATTAATCCACTTTACAAGAACATCATTTAAAATGCTAGAAAGTTTATGATCACTATCAATTACACTTGGATCAAACTTTTTCTCATTTAAATGTAATTTCCCATCAATAAAATTTACATCAAACTCTTGCTTAGGTTCATTTATTTCAAAAAAACCATAATCCTTAAATGAATGATATACAGAAGGAACAACAGGACCATATTGCCATTTTTCAATAGGATCATTAAATAATTTTTCATTATTTCTAATAAGGTATTTCACATACGCAAAATATAAAAATTTCTGTAATTGCAGGTTTGTAATACCTTTATTAAATTTTTCTTTTGCAGACCAAATTAGATAGTTTGCGAAATCCATCGCCACTAAATTATTATTCATTTTTCACCTCACAATAAACACTTTTAAACGGAACACATCTCTTACTGTAAAGTAAGACATACTGCGTACTAACATTGTCGGTGTTTCATGATGGCATCTCGTCTTTAATACTCTGAGTATAATTTATGCTGAAAAAACATAAAGTTATGTGGTGGATATAAAAAAAGTAAGATTTTAATCTCTTACCTTATTAATCCTTATTAAATATCATATGATAAATTTTCGCAAGGTGTGGAACAAAATATTGTTCCACACCAATTAAGTAAAACGACTAATTATGTCGTTTAACTATTACAATTGATTTTTAATTAAACATTTTACGAAAACATTATGAGTCTATTTACCTATTACGCCTCGCAGTTGTATTCTCAGTCAAAGACCGACTAATAGTTGAGTTTGGATTACCAATTTGATCACTAACAAGCTTTGGTACCGTTCTTGGAAGCTGCTTATCCAGTTCATCTTTAACAATGATCCGGACTGTTTGCTCGTCTAATTGTTCAGCTTCAACTGTTGCTCCACTCACCTGATTAATCACTTCAATTTTGAAATTGATTGTCGGTGAAGCAGGCTCTATTGAAGGCATAATCTCAGCTTGAGGTCGAGCAGCTTGACCCATCGTGAAGTCTTGAACATCCTCAAGATTTGATCGTTCCTGAACAAAACCATTTGATGAGAAGTAGACCTTGCCATCGTGGAATAGATCAGAACTGGCCGAAGAAGAAGCGATAGGTATGCTTCTACCCTTATAAATAATCTGAGTATCTTGAACCGGTTGATTAAAGATGTCAGCCTGCTTTTGGCTTTCTATAAAAGCACTAGAGCTCATCATTGCACGGCGCATGACATTATCAGCCGAGGCATTGTTATTGAGAAAAGCTTCAGGGTTTGCACTCTTACGCATTTTCTCAACTAAACCAACTCCACCCCAGCGTTTAATATCTTCTTGGGACCAGACTACCTCTCCTTTATGGACAATACCTGCAGGTTCATATTTTCCACCAGATCCAGTGTAACCACCGTCAGCAAAGCCTTGATCTTTGATTGCCCGAATGTTTGCAATAATGCTTGCACCTTGAGCAACCGCCCCAGCTATTAATGGAATGTTAAGGGGAAAACCAGCTTTTGAAGCTGCTGCAATATTTTGCTGAATCGCAATACCGGCTGCTGCAATCGCATAAGCTTTATCTGCAGCAAACATGATCTTGTATGCTTTAGACTGCTCACCAAACATTGAACCAAACATCGATGTGAGTGAACCCCGATCTGGAATGTATCTTCAGTCGCTTTATTCAATTCAGCCTGATTATTAGTAACGAGCTTTAGACGGTTCTGAAGGCCTGTATAAGTGTCCATTTTAGATATAGCTGCACCCACCGTTACTAGGCCAGCCATGTGTCCTGCTAAAGCTCTAGTAGCTACAGATAAGCTGTCCATAGACTTAGATGCAAACTCACCTTTACGTTCAATGCTAACAAGTTCATTGCCTAGATTACGCGCATTACGTTCAGCATTTTGCGAATCAATAACAATGACCAAACGGGATTCTTGTGCCATTTTACTTTCCTCTAGGCAATAAAAAACCCACTCAATGAGTGGGTAGTTCTTTTTAAGTTAAATATAATTACCAAGCAGGGTAGTTAAACCAATTTTAAAAAGCACCCTAGGGTGCTTTTTATACAAGATATTATTTATTCTCATGGTAACGAAGAATACTAGCTACTTTTTGAAATAAGTAGCCTGCAAGGAATCCATTAAATATAATTCCGATTCCTGTTGCTATCATAACTCCAGACCAAACCGTTTCTTTACCATAGTAAGAAGCTACTTCAATTCGACCAAATGCAAGAATAAATAAAAAACCTGCGATAAAGCCGAGAGCTATTAACACCCACCCGATAGCATTACAAACTTCACTTTCTCTCATTGGTTTATATTGTGGTGCACTCATCTTAATCTACCTTGTTAAAGTTCTTCAAAACTTTGTAAGTAATATCTTGATTAGTGGCATCAATTACTTCCAATAAAGCACCTTTATAACCTATTTGCTTAGATTGGCTTAAATCATATTCAACATCATTATTGAATGCAGGACGTGCTTGATTACTTGAGAATTCACGGTACCCGACATTAATTTTATTTCCAAATTTTCCACTATAAATTAATGTTTGTTGGAAGGAATTATCTGATGCAATTGCTACTGTCTTCATAGTAGCTTGATGTTTATCAGTACAGTTTTTTGCATTAAATACTGTTACTACACAGAGCTTACCTTCAGTATCTAACATAACTACTTTAAATGGGTCAGCTAAAGGGTTTTTCTGAACCATCCCCCCACCACTGACAGTGTTGAATGGCTGAAAATATTGCCCTTTTTCATTTTTGCCTGTTTTTAAGTAAATGCCTGAAGTAAGTGAATAAGCAAAACTAATTTTAATATTTTCAGGGACGTTTAGAACTTCACGATCAACCACCATTCCCTGTTCAAGCATTTGATCCCCTACAAATGCTTTATTAACTGATCCAATTGGCGGTTTGCTTATATTTTTAGGTATAGCTTGATAATTATAGGCTGGAGTAGCGCACCCCACCAACCCAAGACCAATTAAACCCGCAGCCAATATTTTTTTCATGAATTTCACCATTTGTTATAAAGTGTACTAACTTTAACAAACTGGTTACTAAATGTCACATAAAGGAAAACCACCCGAAGGTGGTTTGAAAATCACTAAATAATTTATTAATAGTTGATCGAACTAGCATCACCAGTTTCAGATTGGTATTTAGAAAATCTAAAACCTTTACCATTAGAATTACATGCAACCTTCCATATTCCTTCCGCAATTGTTTCTGGGAAAATCAAATTAAGATTTGCAGAAGGTGTATCCCTTGACTTTGTTACATTACCAGATTGAGCATATTCGACAAATGCAATACTTTTAAACTTCTTCATAGAGCAATAGTATTTATCTAATGATTTGGAACTAGTATAAAAACCACTTCCATCACTCTTTTTACCTACTGACTTACTCCATATTTCTACAGTCTTATTCTTAGCATCGTAATGGTAATAGTCCTTATCAACATAGTAGCTTTCATTAGAAGACGAAGTTACATAAACCCAATTTGCTGCAAAACAATTAAATGGACTAAGTAAACCTAATAATAAAAATATTTTTTTCATAAAGTATCTCCTTTGAAAGGAAGGATAACAGAATGTAGATTTCTAAACATACGACAAATAGCTAAAAAAACTTCAGTCCACAAGCTTTTAAACTGAGTTAAAGCATTTAATACCTAACTTTTCTTTGTAGTAATCAGCCGCTGCTTTCAAATCACTTAAAAGCTTTGCTTCCGTATGATCTTTAGGTGCCAATGCCATTAAGGCTGGCATGTAATTTTGCTTGTACTCTTTTGGATAATTCTCACAAAGGATCTTTTCTTTTACCTTAGGTGGTGTCGAGGGTGAATCCAATTTATCTAAATAAGTACTAATTAGAGCATCAGATTTTTCAAACTTGGCTTTATAATCTATCTTTGCACCGACATCAGAATCTTTCTCACACCCCGCCATTACAGCCACAAGCAAAATTAGAAGTATATATTTCATAATTAAAAGAATATTTAATGTTATAGAAAGATATTATATTAAAAAACCACCCGAAGGTGGTCTTTTACTCTTAAATTAGTAATTTAGATTTATCTATTTTTAAAAATAAATGCTACGGCCAAAGTTCCAATAGTTACTGAAGCAATTGTTGCTCCTGCACCAGGTTGACCATGTAAAGCAATATAACCACCACCTAAGATTCCGCAAATACCTATAGCGCCCGCGAAAAACTGACCTAAGATTCTTTCACAAAATATAAACTTATTTGTTCTACTAGTCTGTTTACGTCTTTCTTGCGCTTCTTCCGTTGTCATTTTTACAACCCAATCAACGAGGTCGGGACGGAAGTTGTGTAGTTTCTCTAACTCTGCTGTATAAACAATTGGAGCATCTGATTCTTGATGGTGTAATTGAACTTCTTCACCCTTACCATTTCGTGCACCTACAGCAACTCTTTTATTACCGGCCATAGGCCTCCTTGGCTTTTGAGCGAATATCGTTACCAACCATTCTAACATCTCCTCTCAAATTATATTGATCTTCATGAAAACCATTGGCCGGAGATTTATATTTACGTTGTTTATGTGGAGCTTCAAAAATAAAATTAGCACCACTTAACAAATTTGATAAATGACGGACAACTGTATTCATAACTCTCTCCTTAGTGAGGTTTTGATATACACACCCTATCAAATAAATATTTAATAAGAATGAAGATGTACATTTCATTACGTACTCAAACAATTCTTAAAATATATTTTACTTGGATATGCAAAACCCCTTAAGTTCAATGCCTTTAAAAAATAATTAAAAGGGCTAAAACTAAGGGGACTATGGGCTGTTAAAATATTACAAGTTGACATTTGTGTCAATGACAACCCCTACCTTTAAAAGTGAATAACAAAAAAATTAATCATTTAATTTCAATAATTTACAATTTTTAATTATAAAATAGTAGTTATATAAATTTTTTAAAACCATATGAGAAGTGCGGTATATTGTGCATTTCTTAAAATACCCCGCACTCGATTTTGTTTTAAGAAATAAAACAATAAACGTTTTATTTTTTTTCCTTAAACTTCTTATGACACTCATCTAGAAACAGGTTATCCAAAGCAAAAATACAGTCATTAAAAATATGAGCAGCCACAGGCAAATCATTATGCTCAGCATAGACATTGATTGCATGCTGGTCTAATGATAACGGGATGCTCTGCTCGTACCGTCTGGATCTGCATATAGTGCTAAATGCCGAAAGAATGGAATCAGCCACATAAGAATATTCTGGCGGATCCGGAATGTGGCCACCTAAGAACTTGATTTGTTCGATTTCGTGCGGCGTTTTTGACGCATAGGTCTTTTGGTACTTATAGAGCTCGATGACTTTCCCAGAATTAAAGCCTTGTCCTTGTCGGCTTCTTCCTGAATCTTCTGGGCCTGTTCTTTAATGAATAGCCAGATTGAAATACCAATATCACCAAGATTAAGAAGCTTTGAGGCATTCTCAGGTGTATATGGCTTTTCAGACTCAACAGTTTTACCGTCTACGATTTCGGCAAATACCACACCTTTCCAGTCTTCAATTAAGTGGGCAGCACATGCATCCATTAAAAGCTCGTGGTAAAGCTTGGCATTTTCATCTTTTACCATTACATCGTAGCCTTTAGACGAGATCTGGTTACCTGCTCGTTCAATCGCTACCTGAAAGGGTTTATAGGCAATACCACGGACTTTAAATTCTGCCTGTACCTCTCCATCAGCACCTTTGTATTCGCACCATTTTGATACGTCCGAGCTTTTAATAATTCCGACTTTTAAAGCCATAGCAACCTCTAATTTTTAGAAATAAAAAAGCCCATGGGATTCCATAGGCTTTGTTACTGAATAAGTTGATTACACAAGAGCACGTACAATTGTTGGCGCTGTACGAACTTGGGCAAAGTTGATATCTACAGTAATGATGTCATCACCACCACCATCCGGGTGATTGGCTTCCATGACTTCCAATTGCGGGAAGTTGAACGAATATTTACTTCCTTTGCTGTCTCTGATGTCGAAGGTCAGTGTAAACACATCACGGGTTTTGATTGCATCAATCCAACCAGCAGCTGTGGCCGAGAACATGAATGAAGCATTCGCTTCGATATCCATCATTTTTTCAATGTAGAACTCTGGTGTGTACTTACCCGAACCGATACAACGGATTGCTTCAAGGTTGTTATTGATAGAAATAGTCAAAGACTGTAGACAAGCCTTACCTTGAATTGATTGACCATTAATAAGCAAGTTTTCCACGTTCGGCATACTCACCAGCGGACGAGTTGAGGCTGCCACCGGATTCACTACAGGGTTAGTTTGCTGACGAGTAAACGAGCTACCTACAAGACCAAAGTTACCAGTGATTTTCCCCGTGGTCTGGATAGTAATTTCACCAGAATTAACCTGTACTCCACGATAAATAAAGACTTGGCCAACATCTTCGAAAACTTTAACCAGCGTTAATGACTTACGTACCGTACCACCAAAACTTAAAGCGTTACCCGCCCAATTATTGAAGGCTAAAGCACTTAGGAATAGATCAAATGTTCCAAGTGATAATTCAAACTCTAACTGACCTGCTACTTCTGCTTCAGTAACTACCCCACCTTGTCGAAAACGTGAATCAACCACTTCACTGCTTTCTTCAGTAGAAACATTTTCAGATAAACCATCACTTACACGGCGAACTGTGTACCAGATCGGGTTTGCTGGAGTTGTTCCTAAAACTGCTTCTTCACAAGCATATAATCGAATTTTTGCGCCTGAACTCATTTATGGTTCTCCAAAATTTAGGCAATAAAAAACCCACTTTTTAAGCGGGTTATTAAAGTGTTTCGTCTGTGTCTGAGATTTCTGGCGGTTCCACGCCATTCATGGCTGCAGCAACTGCCTGAGATAAGTTAGTAGGCTGGAAATCCACTGGTGTTTCACTCAACGGCTCTTCAGGCTCTGGTTCAGGTTCTTCATGCAGACGAATATCAATCCAGCGGCCTTCTGGAATATCAAGTGGATTTTCGAGATCAGCTACAATGGCTGCCTTTTCCACATCAAACTTACGTTTATAAGTTTTAATTGAAAGATCACCATTTTCTAAGGTTGAATATTCAACTGCTACTACCGTATTACCGTTGGCATCCTTAGGTACTTCAATGTACCAGCCTTCCTGAGCAAAACCCAATGAGCCTTTCACTAAGTAATCACCAGTACCCAACTTATCGAAAGTGATTGGTTGCTTAGCTGCATCGTTATTTAGCTCAATATGACTTTGGAAAAGCTTAACGACTGGCGAAGCGGCTTTAATAAAACCTGAACCATCCACGGTTGTATTGTGTTCTCCACGCAAGGCGTACCATGGGGTGTAAGTACCCTGATATGATTTTCGTCTAAAGCCTATATATGTTGCTGAAGTTGCAATACTTAAATTAGCAGCATGTTCGCTTGCACTACCCGCATTCAGCCCAAGAATATACTGGGCCTGTGCCGTAGGATAATCACCTGCAGCTGCCGCACCTGCACTAGTGCCTTGTAATCCAATAAATGAACCACCTGCATCAAAACCGGATAATGCTGTTGACCCCAAGTTTTTATTTGCAGCAAAACCATTATTCACGATTCGCTGAAACTCTGTTGAGCTGGCATCCAGTAATCGCTTCCATGGCGTCCAGTTGGTTAAATCTGAGGTAGAGCGAAACCAGATCCGGCTGCTTGATGCGGAAATATACACCTGATTACGGTAACTATTAGAGCCAGCAACGTTCAATACAAGCAACGACCCAACAGTACCAGCTTCAGGAAAGTTTAAAGCAAGAGTTGCACTGGCAAATGTATCATTGCCATAGAACCCCACGGTGGTCATATTATTCAGATCACTTCCATTAACATCTGTGTTTCTTAATGGTTTCCCTAAACCAAAATCACCAACCCGAAGCACTCTCCCAATCGTATCATCTGAAACTGAAGTAGTAAGATTTGCTGCAGCTGCTGTACCAGCACCTTGGACCTGTGAAAGTTGTGGGTTTAAGTTTGGGATGCCAGATGCAAATGGCAACATGAACTGTCGCTTGCCTTGTGAGGCGTTATAAGGGAATGGCCGATGATCCCAACTAAATTTAAAAACAAGATTTGCCATTATGCTGTTACCCCATCAATCACTTGGAAAATCAAAGTATCTGTATGCTGGGTAACTCCATTCACGACAGCCTTAATATCCATCTGGCACAGACCTAAAGGCCAAGCTGCTGTACTTGCACCTGATTTAATATTCAGCCATCCCTTCTGTGTACTTTGATTTAATGCAGCACAAGTCAAGGTAGCCACAGCTGCTCCATCAGCCAAAGCTTTAATCTGTGAAGTAAAGGTATAACCCGTCAGATCAATTGCACGACGAACATCATCGGGTGGATATTGCAAAGTTTCATCCATATCAACTAGCTGAAGATTTAAGTTGAAAGTGTCACCACGCTTAAAAACAAAATTGCTCATAAGTGATTCCTATAGACATAAAAAAACCACCGATGAGGTGGTACATAAATTATTTAGGCAATAAAAAACCGCCTTTCGGCGGTTTAGCTTTATATGGTTGGTATCAGTTAATTCAGGTGTTTTTGTTGCAATTCTAAGAACTCTTTTTCATTAAGTTTCTTTCCACATTTCGAACACAACCAAACAGGCGGCCCACCCAAACTTTCAATCTTTAAGTACTCAACTTCATCATGACTACATTTGCCATCTTCCATAACACCAATAGAAACGCTATGACCTTCAGTAGTTTCAAATATTCTTGTGATCATTGGATTTCCTTTTTCTTTGACATTAAAAAGCCCTCGAATTGAGGGCGTTGTTTGGTTGTGTTCTCAGGCATTTATGGGCTTACCTTGAATACCCTTGCAAAGTTTCAAAATGCTTTCTGCATGAAGGGTTATATGTTTGTGTTCTGGCCTAGTTCGCTCAATATCGATACCAATTAGAATTGCAGCCTGAATGTTTTTCTGCCAATTACCCGTATCCATAACAGGCTCAATTGAGCAAAAAATGTAGCTATCATCATCAATATTAATATCGGCATAATTATCTTCGTCCGTGGATGGACGGCATTCAGCAACAATGTATGCGATTTCCATTATTTGGCATCCTTAAAGTCAAGTTGTGGCTGAAGCTGATATTCCAATTCCTTAATTTCATTCTCCAGCGGTTCTTTTTCCCATCGCCACTGGCCCATTGCGCTCGCACATCCACTGATTTGTGCTTTTCTGCCTTGGTGATAATTCGTTAGAGAGTTATATCTAGCCCATTTTGATTGGAAAACTTGACTGAGTTGATTAGCCATCCACTCAAATGCATCAATAAATTGCTCTTTAATGGCATCTGCTTTTTCACCGTTGAATCCCATTACAAGGAACATGAAGCCTCGCTCAGTCATCTGATAAAAACCTGTTTGTCGTTTTGTGTTTCCTATCTTCTTGTTTTCTAAGGTAAACGCAAAATTGCGCTCACGAAACTTTGTGGAGCACTTCATATTTTTAATGGAGCGGAGAACGTCTGAATGCCTCTTTCCAAATGCTTGAGCAACTGCATAACTTGTTGTTCTTGGCTCACCGTTATTATTGGTAACCAATGCTCGTAAATTCAATGTTGTCATCATGTTCATAAGAGTTCCTCTTACTAGCTCATGTTCAAAGAAAAGAACTGGCAGGCACACTGAACATGAAAAGTGTGCTTTTCGGGGATCAACCTAGCCAGTGTTCGCCTGAATTTCAGGCATAAAAAAACCTGCCGCTAAGGACAGGTTCGTTTAAAAGTTAAATTCGTTAATTGACGCGATAATTTATTGAAATGTTGTACTGAATGAAATCCCCATTACTGCCGAGGTTCTGCACTTGACCTTGTAAGACTTCTAACTGTCCGCTCGTAAAGTATTCAAAATGAGCTAACCAAGCATCTGCAAGTTTTGTGATTGCTACTTCATGAGTATTTAAACGAGCCATACAGTTGATTGAGATAATCCCTGTTCGCCTTGTACAAGGCACGTCACCAATTCCTGCAATGATTGAACCGCCCCATAACACATTAATTTCACACCAAAGCCCATCAGTCGGAACTGTAAAGTCTTTATTAGGATATTTAATTCGGGTCTGCTCAATTCCAGTAAAGGCCATTGCTCTAGTGATAATGGCTTGTCGTGCTTGATCTAAAGTCATTGCCATTTTAACCACCGTATTTCTGAGCAATATAGTTAAAGGTTAAGCCGTAGACACCTTGAGGAGCTTGTCTTGAGTATCCACCTGTTGTTTTTGGTGTTTCTGGCTTATCAGTGAAGTTGCCATATTCAATTTTGGTTGCATAAGGCGCATTCGTTTGGATGTATACAGTAGAGTAAGGAACTAGACGAGATAAAGCACTTGTTCCTTTGCTAATGGTTGAGCCACCGCCTTTATCTTTCTCTGCTTCATTAAATGATTGGTCAGGCTGGTTAATGCTAACTCTGTGTGATGCTCTAAATGCCCCTGTATCAACTGGACTTTGGAGAACAACACCTTGTAATGCATCAATCACAATATCTTTTTGCTTTTTGGTTAGATCGGCTTCAATCGTTTTAGTGAAGGCACTCGGTTTGCTTGTCCAGCCCATAATTCACCTATAAAAAAGCCCTTAATTAGGGCTTCATACTTGGATTTTGATGGAGTCTTTAAGTGGTTTTAAACTTTTCATAAGCTTATGTTTTGTCCTAAAAATAACTTCATATTGCGCATAGAACTCCAAGAACTTCGCTTCTTCACTTTCTACAAAATCATCATTACTCAAATCTTCGTACTGAAAATTGTAATGGTCTGGATTATTTGACTTGAGTTTTGCTGTATACATCAAATTAACATAGCTGAAGCTTTCATTAATTACTTCGACTATTCTTTTTACTTGCGATTTAAAAGCACTTGCTTGCTCATCATTAAAGTCAAATTCTCCTAAAAGTGATTCAACATTATTTATTTTTTCTTGAAGGCTTCTATATAAACCAGTTATATACTCAGATTGACTCTCACTATGATTATCTTCATCATTCGTTTCTAAAAAATATTCATTTAATTCACGATTTATTTGTTTTATTAATTTATAAATTTCCTCGCCTTGCTGTTCACGACTTTTTTCTACATGTTCTTGTCGCCAATCACTAAATAGAACAAGCGCAATCGCTGGAGCTAGAAAATAAGCCATTAAAGTTAGAGTATCGCGGACAATTTCATACAAATCTGGTAAAGGTTTAGGATAGCTTAACCAATTTGTCTTCATCAGAAAGCCGACTATTAGATATAGCACTCCACCTGCGCAGACCACAAAAACGATATCATTAATCTTGTTTTTTAAAGTTTTACTTTTCATAAAGCCCCCATATGTTTTAGAGGCTTATATCAAATAATATATAGAAAGCAAAGCGTTATACCTTTCTTAACTGACAGATCCACACACTTGACGATGGATCTTTTCCGTAGCTCACAACACGATAATTCCCGCCTTCAATCACCCAAATGTCATTAACATCTGGATCAACTAAAGTTCCTGCCGCATCCTTCACTTCATTTTGCAATAACACGGCTTTAGAGTCTGTGGCGCGGTAATCTATAGGTTTGACCAAATCTTTTAAATAAGAGCCAAATAGGACGCCTCTACCGCTATAGACATATTCGGCGTAAGCATCTTCACCAGTAGCTGGATTAGATCCAGTTAGCTTCTTCCGGGTACAAGTGAATGTATCTACAGCATCAGCCAAATCTTCATTAAATGCTTCAGCAATGTCTGCCTGAATTTCGTCACGTAAGCCCATATCAATTTCTCACTAAAGGAATGGTGAAAAACTTATGTTTTGGCAAGTTCTCAGTCTCAATGAGTGCCAAGGCAATTTGTTCAAAACTTGATAATGAAAAGCTTCCATCTTGATATTCTTTTTCAGACTCTACTGTGTCGGCTTTCACTTTTTTGCGTTTAAGCTCTTGTTCTTTTCCGCTGTAAATCTCGCCTGCTTGAATGCCTTTAATAATTTCACATGCGGCAAGTTTTAAATTTTCAGTAACTGGATCAGGTACAAACCCAATCTCATTTTTCATCCAAGTGTTAGCCAGCAAAACCAAACGAGCCTTATCACCATCCGGTGCAAAGTCAGCTCCTAAGATTGTTTCTGCATCTGCAATGGTGATAAAAGTCATGACTTATTCCTTTGGTTGAGCAGAAGATCGAGTATTGCGTTTTTCGGTTTGCTCTTCTTCAGGTTTAAATACCGCATCAATGATCTTATAACCCTGCCCTCGAAGCTCGGCTTTTCGCTCTGGACTAACTGGATGAGGCTCGTAAATTACTTTCTGTTCTTTTGACATTTTTAACTCCAAAAAATAAAGCAGCCCGAAGGCTGCCTATTAATTATTGTGCTGCGTCTGCAATGGTAATTACACCAGCAGTGTGCTTAATGCTTGTAGCAGTTTTATCCCAGTTAGTACCTGTTGCTAATTCAGCATCACTTGGGGATTTACCACCATTTGCCTCATCCCATGTGTAGCCTTTAAGACCAACACCAAATGAGTAATCAACCTGTAAAGTCGTTTCAATACGATCTTTACCGTTGGTAGTTTCAATGTTTGATACAACATCACCACCGTCTGACACGATAGCTGCCGCATCCGTCAAAGAAAGCACTTTAAGCTGGTTTGGAGTTCCTGCTGTATATAATGCAGGCGCATCAGTTACTACAACCAACTTGCCAAGAATATCAATTACACGCACATTGCCTGATTGAAACAACTGTTGTGCATTGCTCAAGTTCTTTTCGATGAGCTTGTGATATGCAGTGCCATTCATAACATCAGTGATGATATTTCCAGAATGGTCTCCAAACTTAGCATGAGCGCCATTCATAGCACTATAAGTAAGTCCAGCAGTTGTAGACACATCATTTGTTGCATCTGGTTGGTTTGAAATTGCCGCCACAAGAGCCGCAATTGCTGTGTTGAGTTGGTCTTTAAGCATTAAACTTGCAAAAGTACGAGATGCAACTTCAATACCTTGTGCTGTTGGACGCTGTAACCACGTCATTTGAGAAGGCTCATAGCGAACTGGGCCAATACCACCTGCAACTTTTACGCTTGAGTGCTTAATCTCAGACAAATCTGTGATAGGTGCTGTACCATTTGCAGCATATCGGTCTACACGACGTTGAGCACCATCAAGTGACGCAAAGAATGACTCTTGTAAGAAGTCGCCAGTAAATCCATCTGTGGTTAAACGAATCGCGCCACCAGATGCAGCGTTAAATTTCTGCACCATTTGGGCAAGAGTTTCAATTGTGGCAGGCATGATGTATTCATTGAAAACCTGCATTTGAGATAAAGACATAATTTCTCCAATTACTTATCTAAATTAAATTTTGCTGCAATAGCGGCTTGGCGTTCTTGGATTGTTCCACCCATATTGCCGACATTACTGTTATTTCCCCCGCCACCTTGACCACCGTATCCACCACCAGTGCTTTGATTGCCTTTAAGAATTGAGTCTTTATGTTGGTATCCTCCAACTAATGTTTCTAAAGCCTCATCAAAGTCGGCAACTTCACCATGTTTGGTTCGTGAATAGATCTTTTGACCATCAACGCCATAAGCCACAACCTTCCCATCTTCAATTTTGAAGTTGTTGCCAAATGTCGCTTGAATCATGTCAGCAGGTACTGCAATTTTTTCTTGAATGAACTTTGAACGAGCAAAACCACCACCAATCAGCTCTTTATGTAGTTGAGCCTGAACTGAATCACGCTCTTGAGTAAGTTGCTGAATCTGTGGCTCGTATGATTTTTTCAGTGCTTCAGTAAGCTCTGCTTTAACTTTCTCGATTTCACCTGCATCCACAAGTTTCTTAGCATCAAGATTAGCCATAGTTTCTAGAGCAGCTTTAGCCTTTTCAGGATCCAAACCCTCAAAGACTTTTAAGGATTTCTCAGCGGCCTCTTTAGCTTCACGATGTGTTTTAGCTTCCGCATTTAAAGAACTGATCTTTCCTACCGCTTGAGCAGCATCAAAACCAACTTCCTTACCATCATCGTGTACATAGATTGGCAAGCCGCCTGCATCTAGTTCCGCATATTTCTTACCGTTTACTTCTGTCGTTTTAAGTTTCATTGGTTATCCAACCTTTTCTAAATTAATGAGTTTCCACTCGTTCGCTGTAGGCATCCGCTTTCAGCAGACAATAAAAAAGCACCCGAAGGTGCTAAGGTTTAAATCAGTTATTTTCTTGGAATGGTCCAAGACCAGAGGATTAGGCCATTAATAAGTTACTGTTCCGATGTAGTCATAATCCCAACCTCTTAAACATTTCTTCATCAAGTTTTTTGAGTTCTGCAAGTGTGAATGGCTGACCAGTTAAAGGATCCACAAACTTATCTAGAGTGTATTTACCCTCTTTGAATAGTTTGTACCGAGATTGCCCCAACCATTGTTCTTGGAAAGTCAATGATTGCCCATCAAACCAGTTTTTAAATGATGTATTGGAATCAACTGTACTTATTTCACCTGAATCCCCAACTTTAGAATTAAAAGGCCTTTTACCTATGGTTGTGCCTTCTTTATTCGTCACTGGAAGAATAATACTTCTGCAATTTGGGTGAAGTGGTGGTGTTGGATGTGGTTCATCTGCTTTATAAACCGCACCATCCAAACTTGCACATTGCTTGCTTGTTCGACTATCTAGAGTAGCCACAAACTTCACATAAGAAACGTCCAATACCTTATAAGTATCAAGCATTGCCTGATTAGAAACATGGCTTCTAGCCGTTCTCACCATGGTGGAAATACTGGACCTTGATTGCTCCAATATCCCATCTTGATAATTTAGAGCCTTCTTGCCTTTAATTCGCTGAATGATTTGCTGGTTCGTTTGACTTTGAGAGAGCCCATCACGGATAACTTGCTCAACCCTTGTTTTGGCATCATCAGCAATCTTATTGAAGAGATAGTCTAGCAATACCCCGCCTGACATAGGCTGCTTCTTGATCTTGCTGTATAAGGTCTTAGCATTTGGTTCCTTGATTTTCTCTCCAAGAACCCTAGCTTGATATATTGCCTCATTCACTGCTAACGCTGATGCCGAAACGGTAAATGCCTCTGGAATCGTTGTAAGTAAAGATGATTGCCACGCTTGAATACTTGCTCGAATCTCTTTAAGAGCTGGCGTTGTGTACTGCCCTGCCATTAATGCCGACTTTTCAGCTTCTGACAATTCATCTAGCAAATCTCTTAATTGGCTTAACATCTCATTTGATAAAGAGTTAAATTGGTTTAGGAGTGAATTAATTTCGCTTGATGAAAGTCTGTAAAGATAGGCTTGATGCTGAACCAGATGATTAAACAGATCCTGCTGGGTTATTTGGTCCATTATTTACACCATTCATGTTGTAAGCTGGCATTGGGCTATTCATCTGCTCTTCTTCAAGCATTTCTTGAATCTCTTCATATGAATAATCAGGGAACTCACCCGTTTGCTGATATTCATGCCAAACTTTAAATGGATATTTACCAGCAACACATGCATCGTAAAGCTGCTTAGAACGCTCATTATCAAACTGAGGCTTACTAAACTCTTTCGAGATTTCAAATACCAACTCTTCAGGAAGAATTGAGTCCACATTCGGCATAGCAAACTTTGCACACCACCGAAGTGCTTGAGTAATAGCTGCACTGATATTCACAGTACAAAGAGAAAGCACTGAATGCTGCACAGTATCGTCGTTGTTTGCTTCAGTAGCAGTCTTATTTGCTGATCCTGCCTGAACCAAACGAGCGCCCAACTCTTTCATCTGCTCCCATTTCTTTTCCATGGCTGTTTGGGAGAGTGTGTTTGGGTTCGCCTGTGCAAAGCCTAGCTTCACGGGAAATGCATTCTTACAACCAATGTACAGACCATCTTTTTTGATGATTTCATACATGGTTGTATCAACATTTTCCATGAAGAACTGAGGCTGACCAACAAAGTAAACCGACTCTTGGAAATCAGCGCTATCAATATAATGAGCCAAATTCAAATCAGCCAATTCAAGTAATGGTGCGCTTTCTATTGCTGGCGTATTGTCAATAGCACCAACAAAAGTGAATGGAATGTAATCCCATCGCTTGCCATTGTAATCAGTTGGAATTGTCTTAGGCTCTTCTGTTAATACGCCATCAGTATTTTTCTTGTAAACCTGAATGGTAAAAACATAACTGCCTTCAATTTCCTCTAAACGAAGTACTCGAAACTGATCTTTTTTCTCAAAGTTAAATCCACCCTGAGCTCTACTTGAAACTTCCTCATGAATTACCACAAGTGAGAGTTTTTGCTGATTACCAATAATAATCGTATCCCAATTGATCACAGACTTGGCAGGAAGCACATGAATCATCGGAAACGCTTGTTTACTATAATCTTCAGCTCTAACTTTTGAGGGTGTTACATTTGGGTAATCCACATATAAAGCACATCGATATGTCTTTAATACATGACGTAAGGATGCCTGTGCGATCTGATAAATTCCAACTCCCTGCCCATTTGCATTTCGTTCAAGATATTCAAGGTCATCTGGTCTCTGAAAATTGGGCAATCGTGAAAAAGCGCCACCAATAAGACTCCCCAATGTCTTACCAGTGACCCCATAAAACACTGCATGTTCCAAATAGGAATCGTATGCAGCTATAGCTTCTGGCGAATTGTCTTGCTTATTGTGTCTCGGCAAGTACCTTTCTTTAGCAGCCTTAACTTTATGCTGACCCTCACAAACGTCTTCTACTTTGCTCCATAGATCAACGTTCTTTAAGTAATCAGGATGCTTAGTAGTAACGTCTGTCATCTTGCAAATCCTAGTTTTAATGAAGTTACATATTGTTTCTTACTCATAGCCACAGCAAACATACGGAAGCCATCAGCACCGTGAGAGTGAATGTCATGAAGTGGGTTGTCTTTCCAACATCCAAGCTTGTCATTCCACTCTTTTCGGTAGTTCTCGAGATGAGTAATACCTTCCGCACATTTGTATTCATCAAATTCGCATAAAGGCAAAATCTCACGAACCTGCTCAATACCATCCATCACTGTTATATTTGGCACCACCTCGAAATTGACTGAGTACTTCTCCCCGTCATCAAGCACATAGCCCTCTTTGGCAATGTCTAAACGAGACTTCCCATCATTCATAAGAGAGCGGTTTTTAATGTCGTGCGGAGCATAATGCTTGCTGTACTTGTAGCCTTTTTCTTTAAGCACTTTGAAATAGTGCCGCATACCTTCGCCTGAGTTTTCGTAGTAGTCGATAACTTGATAACAAGTATCTGATAGCTTCCGAATAAACCAGATCACCATAGAGTCTGAGACACCCAAGTCCCAGAAGGTCATAACAGGTAAATGATCATTAGAAGGCAATACACCAATGCGTTTATTGGCATACAAGAATTTAAATTGGTTCTTGTAGTAAGCACCTTCAACAGACTGAGCAAAAGCTTCACTAGGAATACTTGGATATTCCCGCTTCATATCCTCGCCAAGCGTTTTCTCTTTTGAGTGATACCAAGCCCTTTGCTTTGGCGTTGTTTTAATCTTGTGCTTAACTTCCAGTTCTTCAAAGTATTGAACTAGGCGCTGTGGGAGTTCTTCAGTTGGTTCAATTTCATAATCAGCATTCTTCCACCAAGAAAAGAAAAAGAACTTCCAATCAAGTGGGCTTAGTTTTTTGCTGAGTAGTAATAACTTTTCTGCTAATTGGCAGAATTCGTAGAAGTAACCGCTTTTACCCTCTGCTGTACTTTCGAGTGTGATACGACCTTTAAGGCTTACTGCTTCAAATGCACCAGTAACAATCTCACGTGCTTTATCTGGGAACTTCGCACAAATCTTACCGAACTCAGACACATGTAATCGGTCTAATGTTCCACCACGGAAAGAGGTTGATACTGTGATCGAACCCCCTTTAACAAATACAAGCTCATCCTTAGTTTGAATCTCTAAAGGATTGGCTGCTTTGATAAGGTGTGGCAAGCGATCGTAAGCGTACTTAACCTTTTCACGGAACAGACGCTTAGCATCATGTAATGTATGGGCAATCAAAGCACACTTATCAGACATGAACAATGCAGCATCTAACTGAATCATGCACATCTCAGTGGTAAAACCTAACTGACGTGCCTTTAAGATGATGTTACGTGTCCATTCGTTTTCGAAGTATTCAAGCTGTTCAAGTGTCATCTTGAACTTAACTTGCTTACCCTCTTTATTCGTAATGTAGTAAAGATTATTTAAGCGCCATAACTGGTCTTTAAGTTTCGCTTTATGCTCAGGATTCAGCATGGCTACTCCTTATAATTAATCATCCTTCCCTATTTCATCCATCAATTCTGATAATGACTGAACTTCAAGTGTCAGCTTATTCTCTTGTTTGTCAGCTAAGCCAAGCTCACGGGCAACAATAGAAGCATTAAGCAATCCAGCACTTGCACCTTCAAACTTTTGAGTGAAGATAACCCTTTTAATATCGCTACAGATTCCAATAAAACCTTCTTTAGAGCAGTAAGTTGCCCAAGTTTCGTCAGAGATATCAAGAAAGAAACATAGACCTTGAATGGTCATTGCGCGCATCTTCGGCAAATCTTCAACAGTTACAACGCCCTCATATGCAAATGCCTTCGCCTCTTCTAGTGGGTTATCTGTAACCCATTCAAAGTATTCACAGGCAGCTTCCCATAGTTGTTCTGGATCTTCAAAGATCGGTTTACGACCGTGAGAGCTGCGCTGCTCCCAGAATCTATTACCGATTGGAGCTGCCATATATTTACCTCATTAAAAAACCGCCACTTGGGCGGTTTGTGTTATTTTAAAAACCAATTTTTGGCTTGTAATAAGTTTTTATAGAGCTTAATGTTGTCTAAAATAGTTTTCAGCTTAGCTATATTACTATTGCACATTTTCACATGTGCATTTTCAACCAGTTGATCTGTAATAGCATTTTCTAGATCCTCTGGGTCTTCAATACCACCCAAAGGATTTGGATCTAAAAAACAACCAAATTGCTGAATAGTCTTAAGTTGAAGATCAATATGTAAAGTTAGCAGTGGCAGAAATTTATTTTTTAAATCTTCATTATCTTGTAAATCAGCTTTTTTAATATCTGCAACTAACTCATACAATTTCGATTTAAATTCATATTGAGTATCTCGTCCATCACCGAATAAACCATCACTAGAGCCAATCTGAGATAATCTAACTTTGAAGTTTTCAATTTGAAGCTTTTCAAGTAGTTGTTGTGAATCCTTGTTTACCTGTTGAAGCTTAACAGAGGTTCCAATTATTGAAATTTCTGAAATATTTTCAAAAAAAACTATGACAATCGATCCGATCATTACTGCAGCTATTAATACTGAGAAGTCATTGGATTCAATTAAATGGTCTATTTTCAACCAAACTATAATAACACATATAATTAATGCAATTATAACTACAGGCCATAAGCGCTTAATTTTAGAATTCTTCACAATCAATTGTTCTTAATACAGATTTATTACTTAATTATAGCACCATTTCAAATCATCAGGCGTTTCCACATAAGCTGAATAAACCTTAGAATAGGGTCTATGCGATAAGTTGTATTTGCTCTTCCTGTCTAAACTGGCTCAAGAGCTTAATAATGGAATTAGGGATAGTTTTAAAACATTCTGTGTACCCACCAAAATTCTGTATTGGCATATAACGTATATCTTTCAGTAGTGAATGGAGTCTTTTCTCCAAGTCCCAAATAAACCCAGATTCATCTTCTACAACCGCAACAACCTCATATTCATAAGGCATTGCACCTTTGCTGTATCTCTGCTCAATTGGGGTGACTGTTATACCAACCTTATAAAATAACTCTTCATGATTAAAGCATTTAATGATGTATAACTTCGCTTTACCATTATAATTCTGACTTACTTTTATGTACTTACTTCTGTTAAACCCGATAAGTTCAGCACAACACCACTTACAACCGCTTCCCATTAAATGATCTTTAGGCTTTTGCTTAAAGACTCCATGGACGCGACAAATAATATCAACTTGGGTTCTATGGTTTTTATACTTAACTTTCTCATAGTTGAATCTGTCACCGTGCAGTTGAGTAGCTTTCTTTAAGAACTCTTCTTGAGTGTCCGATCTTGAAATTGCACCTTGAACAATTGCGCATTTGTGGCAACCGCCTCCGAACAAATGCAAGTATGGTTTCTGGAGATAATCTCCATGGATTTTACACGTTATTATGACCTCTGATTTACAATAGACATATACCGTTTTTTCATAGTCATACTTGTCTTTGTGGATTTCTCTTGCACGTTCAATAAATATTTCAGTATTGAGAAATTGGGACTCTGAAATTTTTAAATTACTGCATTCCGGGCATCCACAGCCATTAAAATGACTGTTAGGCTGTTGGTAAAACGATCCATGAGTTTTGCAGATTATTTCTAGCTTGGTTTCGTTATTTATATATACTGCTCTACTATAATCATATTTATTATTATGAATTTTGTTGGCTTTCATAATAAATGATTCTTTGGTGTGTTTCCTATTGCCGCTACACTCAGGACAACCTTGCCCTCTCAAGTGAGAGTCTATTCTTTGCTGGAATACACCATGTTCAGGACAGGAAATATCAACTTTTACCCTATAACCTTTATACTTCGTATCTGAATAGTCGTACTTAAAATTATGTATCTTTTCAGCTTTCTTGACGAAGTTTTCTATTCGTATTTGATCTGCTTTCTCTTTTTCTTTAATATCTATCTGAGTCATTTTGTTACCCTTAATAACATTATGATTAGAGCCCGATTTGTGCTTCCAACACTTTTCGGGTTTGTTCATTTATTATACCATAAATATATATTTATTAACTATTTATTAAGTATTTAAGGTCATCTGGACATGTGAGCTTCACACCATCCTTTAGACAAAAGATTTCGATATCATTTAAGAACTCTTTCATCTGTTTTGTAGTTGCTTCGGTGATGCTGATCCTATTAGCAACAAACTGCCGCAAAGCCTCATATTGGCTTGCACCCGTCTTTTTGAGTTCCTTCATAGTCCTGAAGGTTTCAGGATATTCACCAACATTGTCACGGTTATAAATTACTGAAAGATATTTGTATTTAAAGAATGATGAGGCCTCTTCTTTATCCAGACCTCTATAGTTTCCGTATTCAGTCATCCAGAGCCAATATAATCTTCGTTGTGCTGCTGAAAGGCTTTCTTGCTTACAAGTAATCGTAACAACCAAAGGCTTCCCTTCACTCGCTGCCTTTGCATGATTCACATTAAGAAAGTTAGTTACTGGTGCGATGTCGCAATGGTTCTTAACAACTTGTCGGAATTCCATTTTGACCTCGCAATAAAAAACCACCCCGAATGGAGTGGTTCATAATTTCGCATTAATTTAATTAGTGATTAGCATGGTATGCATTCTTTTCACAATCATTAAGATATTTAAAAATATTGTGAGCATTAAAAATGCAATTAAGAAAATGAGAATCTTTGAAGAAATACATGTGTATACCGTATGAGTTAATTCCCCTACTTTTGAGTAAATTAAACACACCAAGACAAGCAAAAGCGCTACTACAATTGAAAAGCTAATATTGAAATACAACTGTCTCAATAATGCCTTTTTGTCTGTGTAATTCTCATCGAGATTCTTACTAAAATTCCATCTATACGCGGCAGAATCATTCAAGCTTGGGTTTTTGTCAATTTCTTCCTTAAAAAGCAGATACTTTTCATATTGCTCATCTATCTTATTCTCTTGATCAAAGATCAGAACTAAAACTGATAACAATAAAGCTGTAAATATGGATCCAAAATTAACCAGTAATGAAAGAGTGCCCTCTGTAATTTCAGACATATAATACACAGCTAAGCCGGAGAGAATTAGCGGCAAAATATAGAAAGTAAAAAAATCATACTTGTTAAAAGTTCCATCACTATTCCCTAAGGTTGAGCAATGCCCTTGTATAATAGAAATGATATCGATTTTTTTGCTCATAATTTTATACTCAATATTTTCAGTTAAGCTGAAAAATCGGATTTAATAGCTTCACACCACTCCAAGATACTTTCTGTAGTTGGATTGCCATCATTAAACTTAAGTTCATCAGGTGCCTCAATTATACAAATTGAATCTGTAATGTTTGTACCAATTCTTACCTTTCTTGTTTTTCCATCTTTTTGAACAGTTGCTACAATATTTTGATAATCTTGCTCAAGAACTTCAAGTAATTGATGCTGTTTGGAATCATTCTCCCCAAATGAACCCCATGTACCAAAGTTACCTCCTTTAGGAGCCTTAATACTAATTACTGTTTCCGCCTCAGGAGTTATGTTTCTAACCTTGTCAGCTAAATCTGAATGATTATTCTTGGGGATTGCTTTTATTTCCTTAGTTATGGCTTTCTGCCAAATCTTAAGAGATTTTTCGTATGATTTAGCATTCATTTGAAAAACTCTATCAAACTTGGTTCGACACATTTTATTAAGCATTTCTAAGAATGCAGCTTTTATTCCTGACCCCCTAACCCCATGGAATAAAACCAATCCATCAGGCTTTGAGGCTGGGAGGTAAAAATAAATGAAATGAGGTATTTGTTCAGCAAAATTAACTCCCTTTTCATATTTCTCTTCTGGGTTGAATACATTTATTACTGTATTTTTTTGCCCATAGTTTCCAGTGCAAATCCACCCATAAATTCTTCTATTTACCACATCAAAAACAAAGTCATCCCTAAAAACTATTGTTGACTTAACTTTTGGGTCGACTTCAGCACCTTCCTTTTGTTTTTCTTCGATCCATGTTTTTAGCAATTCAAATGCATCTACTTTGCCATTAATTAGGGATCCAAGTGAGGGATATCCAGCTTTTCCATCAATCTTATCGTACATTTTTATCCCGTACGGATGTAGCGTATGCATAACTTCCCCCATTGCTTAAATATAAAATTTAACTTATGGAAAAAAATAATATCACATTACATTTTTTAACAAACTAAAATTATTCAAAACACCTCTTTATCTTCCATCGCCAACATCCGCTCAACTCTCACCAACCACTTCTCAAACATGGCTTCACTCTCTGCCCGATTACCTAATTCAAACCGATCGAATGCAGCATGGCATTTAAAACAAAGTGGAATTGTGAACTGGTCAGAAGCCTTAATCGATCTGCCTTTACCATGCTTCGAGCTATTTGAATGAGCCGCTTGTGAGTGAGGATAGCCGCATCTAACACATGGCAACTTCCTTATTGCAGCAAGTCGCTTTGCATTACGCATGAAGGTTGCTTCTAATATTCTTCACTTGGTCTTTGTGTCGCTTAATCTTCGCGTCAATATCAAGCATCTCTTTCGCAGTCATTAAACTACGAGAAAGGTTTTGAAGCTTTTCTATTTCATTGCACAAAGCATTTAAATTCTTCTTCGCTTCGATTGTGTCCATATACAATCCTGTTTTTAACTTAGATGAAGTGAGCAGCTCATCAACTTTGAATGCACTCCTGTGCCAAGAGGTCAAATCATCGTTGCACACTTCTCTAAATAAAAAGCCCCGCCAAAGCAGGGCATAAAAGAAAACCTCCCGAAGGAGGTCTAAATCTAATGAAAACTATTTTGAGAAGACTTTCTCGACATCTGCAATGTTAATGTTCATTCCGGGTTTTCGAGAAACCACTTCCAGAAACTCAGGCGAAAAGTCTTCAACTACTCTTTGCCCATGTTCATTCATACCTTCACATGTAGCCCACTGCTTTGTAACTTCAATAACTTTAAAGTTAAATGGATAATTTGAGTGCTTCACAACATCACCACGACGCAACATAGACATATACAAACCGCATTAAAAATCAATAAAAGAAGCTTGATAATGCGGCATGTTGGCTAGAAATGCAACGACTTGATTTAATATAAGTCATTGTATTCTCAATAGTTAATTATATTTAATCTTTCCACACTTTCTGCATTCTTTCTGATTGAACATGTCGGATCCATATTCCCAAACATGACAACAGAATACTTGCCTGATGATTTGGAGCATGTGAACCTCCTACATTCTGGTGTTCCAGATCTTAACTGCAAGATTTACAACTTCTCTTTCGTTTTCCCAATCCACATAAATGCTTTCTTCACTTAATGGATGATTAGGCCAAGCTGTAATATGTGTACTAGGGCTTTGTGAACCGCACTCATGACAAAATGCACGAGCCGACCAAATTACACCATGTTCTTTCAAGTCATGAGAATCTGAATCTACAGCCAACCCATCTGCGTATCCGCAAAATGGGCATGGTAAGCCTTCAATGTCAGGGCGCATATTATTGTCTTGATCAGCATGCCAAGTGTTGCCCATTTCAAATGCTCCAAAAAGCAAAAAGCCCACGTTTAAGTGAGCTTTAATGGCTTGGTCTTCGGAAATCCGTAATACGACCAGTATAGGAATACTATATCTCCATCAGAGAAATATTCCTAGAATTTTTTTTACATTTCTTTGTAAGTATTTTTCTTGTACTTTTCAATTGCCTTTGCAGCGCCATCAATTGCAGACTCTATAGCAAGACACATCAGCTTTTCATACTGCTTCCATGTGCCATCATAAGCTTTCAAAGTCATCTCTGATTCTTTAATCCCTGCTGCTAATTGCAATCTACCTTTAGCTGTAAAGTTATCTTCCATACCCGGTTTGAGTGCAAACATAGTTACCATCCATGCAACCTTTCTTGCCAGATCCTCCAGCTTAATGTTCTTAGGTTTAGAGCGTTTATCATCATGCGCCCCAACAATCATAATACTGGCAAGGTGCTTCAATATATAATCAAAGTCACCTTTGCTTTTTTCGCCAAAGATAATTACTGACGCAACTGCTTTTTCGAGTTGGGTATCCATTGAAGCAATAGCACCCAAGCGGTCTTGATAGTTCAATGGTTTCTCTCCTGTTCCGCGGACCACTGGCTCAATACTTGGTGAACTCGCAGTTAAACCATGAGTCAACCATTCAAAACGTTCAAACTTCTCAACTGCTACTGCATTCATACCACCACCCTAAATCATTAAGTATTTTTTAATTTCATCTATGGCTTCATCTGCACCGAAGCAGACTTTGCACATGTAACCTTGTTCTTCTAAGCGTTGGATCATGAGTCTCTGGCTTGGTTGTAACTTTCCTTTCTTTGACTTCAACTCAATCCAAAGCCCGTGTATCTCACCATTTGGGACAATTAGCTGAAGGTCTGGAACACCAGCCTTTACGCCTAACTTCTTGAACTTTGCAGCTTCAATTATGTTTCTTGAGCCACCATTAGGAATATGAAACAGGTAATCACTCAAACGACCTGACCCATATTTCACACGATGCGCCCAACTCATGAGCGTCATCTGTTCTTGATCTTCTGTAGGCACTCGATTAAATCGCTTTGAACGAGCTGCCTTTTGTGACTGGACCCTTTGAGCCTCTTTGAATGTTGTGTTCATAGTTCAATCCTATGGCTGGTTAGGCTTGCACCTTTTGAGATGGCCTCTTCTGCTTTCTTGCGATGTTCATCGTATTGATCCCCCTTGAGCGCTTGCTCTTCCAACTCACCTCTAATTGCCTGCTCAGCCAAATCTAGAGCTGACAACATTCCGTCGTAGTAAGGGTTACGATCTTTCTCATAATCGTTTTCTGCTTTTGAATAGAGCTTTTCAATTTGTTCTAAGGCACTGTTAATTTGCTTTTTGCGATGAATTGCCAGACTTCTATGCCCATTGCGGCTTTGCTCATAGAACTCACAATGTCTAGTTTTGATCTGTAATTTACGCTCAAGCTCATCCACCCGCTTTTGCAGCTCGTCACTTTTCTGGACTTCTTTCACATACATTTCATCAATAGTTTCAGCCACAAATATGTATTCACTTAATTGCTTTTGCAGCTCCTCTACTTTTGCTTCTAGCAAGTCAATATCTGGCTGTCTAAGCCGCCAAGCATTTAGAATTTGATTCCAGTAGTCTGCTGATTCTTGGAAATCTTCTGTCTTTGCAACATAGCTTTGGCTTACATCCCACCAAAATATATGCCCCTCTTTTAGCTCTGGACTATTTGCAAATTTGGCTTCTAAGTCTTCTCTACACTTATCCATCTCAAACATCCCTCGATTGGCAGTTAGGCGAAATGTGGTTTTCTATGTGGGAGTCGTCGCCAAGCTCTTCACAAGGAAATGGGTTGATTACATGTGCAACTGATACCTGCTCAACACCTTCAATTGACACCATTGCGAAGCCATGAACGTGTTCAACTGCATCTTTCACCATTTGAACCGTGTTGGATTCATCGCCTAGCAACTCTAGAAAGTTCTCATGAAGTACCTTTGCAAACTCGGGATGCAATTCTTGTAAGCTTCCTACTGGCTTGGGCAAAGTTGGAAAGTCAATGCGGTGGCCTACTGCTATTTCTTCATCTTCGGCAAAACGAAAATTAACTTTATGAGCGAATGAATAATGCTCTTTATCCCAATATGCTCGAATGAATTCTTTGTAGCTTTCTTGAATGGTCATTACCTTGTTCTGGCTGCTACTCTTTAAAACAACCTTATCCCCGACTTTAAACTCACTCATGGCTGGCTCCTTTAAACATCGACCACACAAACGCTAGATACCCAATCAAACAAACAACACCGATAAACGTTGTCTTAAATCCCGCATAAAGAATTGCACTGGCGATAAGAAGTACTGCAACTTCCTGTTGATATTTACTCACCCCCGCCTCCGTATATTGATTCGTGGTCTTTGATTGCTTGCTTCAAACGATCCGATTTATAGCCATCTGGAACATATGCTTTTGCACCTTGTAAGCCACCAAGCTTCTTGACCAAATCCAAAGACTCTATGAGGCGATTGACCACATCACGCTCAAATACACGATCGCCATGGTGAGGCTTTATCTCATCTGTAAAATCAATTTCACCTTCATGAACCACCAGATACTTAGCAGTGTTGACAAATGACATTGATATTCTGAAAGTGTTAGGCCCGTACTCACGAATAAACTGTTCTGGTTTCATTGTTGTTCTCCGTCATGTTTAGTAATGGCTTCCTGCTTAAGCTGGTCTAGCATTTTCAGCTTTCTTAATTTCTCATAGAGGTTCGCTGCTGCTCTTGTTTCTTCATTACGAGTACCGAGGTTGTACGCTCTACGCAGCTTCATCATTGAGGTGTAATCTACAAATTCGATCATGCTTTCAGCTCCCCTTTAACATTCAGGATGTCTTTTGCGTATTGAGTTGCCTTGTAATGATTTTTCCCAACGCGTTCGAAATATTTCCATTCAACAAATTTTTGAAGATTGCTGTAGATGGTTCCTCGATTGAAATCAAACACTGATTCCTTCACGTCTTTGACACTGAAAGGCGCTGATGCATGACAGCCGAACACGAGTAAGCTAAGCTGGTCATCAAAGTTTAATTTCTTTGTTCTATTTAAAGTTTTCATGCAGCCATTCCTTCTTCTCGGATAGTCACAAAACGGCAGATATCTAAGCGGTCCATAACTCGAACCACACCTTTCTTGCCATGACGATTTTTAGCAACGATTAATTCGGTGACACCTGACGGTAGGTCGTCTTCACCAATGATTGGATTCGCCAGAATGATTTGATCTGCATCTTGTTCGATCTGACCTGATTCTTTTAGATCTGATGCTTTAGGACGTTTCCCTTTCTCAGACTCACGATTAAGCTGCGCTAATGCTATAACTGGGCAATCAAACTCTTTAGCCAATGCTTTTAAATCACGGCTAATTGAACTTACTTCCTGGTAACGGTCTTTCTTACTTGGGTCACGAACCAATTGAAGGTAATCAATAACGATGCATCCTAGTCTTTTGTATTTGCGCTTAGCTTTACGTGCCCAAGAATGTATTTCTGCAATTGTCGGCTTTTGCTTGTCTTCGATATGGATTGGCAAAGAACTGAATCGTCTTTGAGCATCTGCAAATTGAGCCAACATCCCATCAAATAATTCAGCGTTATGAATGTTGTCATAAGGAATTTTGGTTAATGCTGAGATACAGCGGTTTGTGAATGTCTCTACATCCATTTCCGCAGATACAACCAATACAGGCTCGTTGTATCGCACTGCTGTTTGAATAACTAACATTTGAGCTAGAGTTGATTTACCTGAACCAGGACGACCACCCACGATGCAGAAGTGTCCTTTTTGAATTAATCCAACAAGGTTATCCAGGTGAGTTAAGTTAAACTTTACACCTGTGTACTGCTTGTTAGCTTTAGCCTCAGCCTTTTGGATTAAACGATCTGTAGCACGATTCAAAGCCTCTTCAAATGTGAAGCTAGTCTTCTCAACATCATTCGAAGTTTTCTTCCCGTCCAGGATGCTTTCTGCTGCAATGTGAACGTCAGGGATTGTTAAGTCCTTTGCAATCTCAGCAATGCTTTGACCGATATGCTCGACTTCGCGGTGTGCCTTGAACTTGTTTAGTTCTGCAACATAAGACTCCAGGTTGTAAAAGCTTGAAGGCGCTTCGCTGCTCATTTGAAGTAAGTATTCAGAACCACCCATCAAATGAATTACGTTTTTTTGTTTAAGCTGCTGCTCAACCATAACGAAGTCATAAGGCTTGTTTTCGTTTGCAAGGTCGGCAATTGCCTGGAAGATTTGCTTATGGCGCTCTGGAAAGAAGCACTCAACATCAAGATCGTTACTTACAACATCAAATGATTTGTCTACAGTCATCAATGCTGTAAGAACTGCTTGTTCCATAGGGATGTTATGAATATTCGACATTACCAATCCCCCATGTCCGCTTCATAGCTTCCAGGAACTGGAGCCATGATTTGCTCAGCTTTAGGGAACATGTTGATAAAGCGATCTAACTTTTCTGGTTCACGACAAATTAATTCGATGTCAGTATATCCGCCCTGAACATGGTAATCAGACTTAGAACAATTTGTGATTGCCAATTTGATGTCTTCAACCTGGTAACCGTCAACAAGACGAGCTTGGATTTTTCTAGCACGTTTGTCAGAAAGTAATGTTTTCTCGTTCTTGTTAAATACCACTTTCCAGAACTCGAAAATTTCACATATATCTTTCTTAATATTTTCTTTCTTATTTGTTTCTTTCTTAGTAGTACCATTTTCGGGGGTAGTCTCCCCTCCATTTTGGTGGGTACTCCCCATACCATTTTCGGTGGTAGTGTCCATACCATTATCGGTACTACCATCCATTTTGGCAGGTGGTTCAAACTCAGGATGAATGATTGAAAATTTGTTAGTTTCACCAGTTGATCTAACAACCAAAACCAAACCTAATTGTTCAAGTTGACGAACAGCGTCGGTTAAGGTTTTTAATTTCTTAATACCTGTTTTTTCTTGAAGGAAAGTAGAAGTAATTGACCAGTTTGTACGACAAAAACCATCAGTAAAACGGTTAATCACCACATAGCATTTTAAGGCGCTACCCGTCATTTCAGACACATAGCCCTTATCCACCAGGTAATTTGGTGTTCTAGTGTATTTATCTTCCACTGGGGTGGCCTGCTTGAGAAATTGTTCCAGGTTAGAGGTGTCCTTGAGGAATATCATCAATTAAAGAATAAAGCGGAAAGTAAGGAGGGGTGAAATGTCTAAGTTAGATCAAATGTCAGAACAGGAAAAAAAAGAGCTTTTAGAAGAGTTCCTAGAAGCCCCTTTAGAAAAGAGTTTTGGTCAGGAAGCGGTAGCATTGTTTTTGAAATGCTCTACTCATACTTTGCAAGCTATGCGTTGTAATGGTAGCAGCCTACCTTACTCAAAAGTCGGCAGATGTGTTGCCTATCAAAAGGCAGATGTGCTGGCATATCAAGCTTCAAAGAAAGTATTTAATACGGCTCAACTGGCAAGAGCTAGTTAG